CTTTCTTTTTTGATCTTTGATAAGTATCTCAAATTAATGGGAAAATGTAAAGAAGAATTTAACGGCGGGAGAATTACCCCCCGCCGTTTTTTGATTAAGCTACAAGCCGTAAAGCTTCAGCCATTGCGGTATTTTTAATATTGTCAATACCATTATTAACAAACGTATTTTTTAAACGGTTGTCCGCTGAGTTACGCCCGCCCCTCAAATGATCTTCATTATAGGTTACGCAGTTGAACGCTTTCCAAGCGGTGTCTTTTCTTGCGTGGTTACCTGTATTTTGGAGCTTGAACATTTTGCCGTTACTTTCAATAACATCGTGCCAAACACCGTAACAACGTTTAACTTGCGTTAAGTTAGGCGCTTCAAGTGAAGACATAGCTTTATAATCACCCTTTGAAGCTTCAAAAGAGTTTAAAGCCTTTGGTGAATAGACCATTAAAAAGTAATTAAGCATTTCACGCTCGCTTAATTGTTTAGTGTCTAACGCTTGCGCCTGTTCTTTGTATTTCTCATTGAACTTTAAAGCCTCATTAACTTTATTAATAACCATAGACTCAACTTGATCGTTGTATTCTACACGGTGAGAAAGCTTAATAAAAAATTGATCTTTGTCTTTTAGAGCTTGCATAAAAGTATTGGAACACCAAATATCAATATTTGTTGTATTGATTGAATTGACGTCGCGCCCCGTATGATTGGTATTTAACATTAAATAATTGTTAACTACATCATCACCAATATTAAAACCGCCGTTTGTTTTTGCTAACAAAGTAACACGCTTCCCGCCGTCGTAGTCGAATGCATGCTCAAACTTTACGCCCGCAATTCTTGAAAAGTGATCACCTAATTTTGCCATATTCTCATTTTGGTTAACGTGATAAGAATTAGTTAAACCGCTAACAAGGACGTCTTCCTCATTGCCTTTTTTTCTTACAAGTGAAAAGAACTTATTACTATTTTCAAATGTATTATTAGAGTTTTGAAAAAATACAGGCTTCATTGTTACAGTCCAATCAAGTCCCGCATTATTTAACAATTGTGTTGCGTTGAGATTTTGATCAACGGCGTTGAATTGTTGTAAGCCTTTACCTGACAAATCAAGTATAGATTGCCATTCATAATTTTTTTCTATCTTCATGATACCTACTTTCTTTTTTGATTATCTTAGTGTCTCAAATTAATGGGAATATGTCAACTATTAATTTCACGTTGAGATTTTTAATTACTTTTTTCCTCAACTATCTTTTCAACAACTTGATAAAATATACTGTCTATGGTTTCTATACCAAGATCATATTTTTCTACTAAGTTAGAGAAATCATTCATTGACATTCCTTCTAAATCGTCTTTTACACTTTCTCTTAATTCTTCAAATTTATCATTACTCATGATCACTCCAATCTTGTTCGACCAAGGAACCTTGCGCATCCTCCACTTGCCACAAGGATTAAGTGATGTCCCGCCTGTTGTTCTTGATTTCTTTACTGACTAAGCAGTATACTAACCAAGCAGTGTGGATCGGGAGACACATACCTTGATCGAAATACATCATCTCAAATTAATGGGATAAATGCAATGATCAAAACTGACGCACCAAGGATAACCAATCGTATGGTGCTTTTAAAGTAATTAAACTATTTGATTGAAATCCTTCTAACGCTAATTTTCTCACGTTCGTATTATTAAATAATTTAATTTCTTTAGTTTTCGTATTTTTTACAAGGATGAAACTTCTACCGTCGTATAATCCTCTATTGTAATGCCATGAAATTTGAGTAGGGGACAACCGCACCTTATTGGTCGTTGTAATTTTTAACTCTACCCAAAAATCACGACCGTCGTATAAACCGTTCAAATCTGGAATTCCACCACCGTGTCTATTTTCAATTCTAGTCCATAGAACCTCGGGTGTATTGGTTCTTAATTGTTTATAAAAGTTACTCTCACTCATAAAGTTTATCTATTTGATAGTTTACAAGAGCATTTACAATATTTTGAAGACGCTCTTCCCAATCACGATTTCTGCGTTTATTCTTTTTTTCTCTTCCTTCTATTTCTTTTTTCAACTCTTCTTTAACTAGTCCTGTTAAAAAAATTAATTCATGATCGTTCAATTTTAATTCACTCATCTCTTCAGCCAAACAGGATCACATATTTCTACATCACCTTCTTGATCGTCCCAAAAAGTCCAATGATTTTCTTGAACGTCAGCAAGTGCTTTACTACGAGCATCCTCTTCATTTTCTGCTTCAATTTCACGTTCATAGTAAATTTTTTCAAATCCAAATACTTTAAACTTATTCATGATAAACCTCTCTATGTATTCGTAACGGCGTGGGATTATTTTATCACCCACAAGCTTTCGACTACAGATAGAATGTTCCTCTATGTCTACTTACCACCACCCTTGAGTACCTCAGACATTTGTCCATACTTCATCTTAGGTGTACCTTACGCCTCTGTTGAAACGTTATTCAGTCAGCCGACAATCAACCGTCATCGATTGCCACGAATAAAAACATTATCCCAAATTAACGGGATAATGTAAACTGTCATAACTGTCGCACCTAGTCTTCTTTTGTTAAAGACTTGATCTCTTCAGTTAATTCTTCACGTCTATCTCTTATCATGCCAATAATTTCTTTGGCAAAGTTAAAACATAGAAATTGAACGTTCGTATGATTTAAAGAATTTACGTCAATGCTTTTGTGATCTCCAAAGATCATGCACTTCTTTAAAAAGTCTTCGACGCGTTCTAAATCGTATTCCATATTTTCTTTTGCGTCTTGATAATATGAATTTACTTTCGACATTTATTCACCCCCTTTATAATCTTTCTGTTGTTAAAAATTCGTCAAATGAATATTTATGTAATGCGTCTCTCTTGCCTACTGTTCTTTCCCATACCTTGATAAATCGTTCCTCTGAAAAACTTGACGTCCAGAATTTATGGAACAATTTTGTAATATTATCTTGTACGGGTTGTGGTAACGGTGGGTACATGTTTGTATTCAAATGAAAATGTAATGCTCTATGTAAGTCGTCTATTGAATAACTATTATCAACAATGTCTTTTGCCGTGCCCCTACCCATTATCTTGACCTTTCAGTGATAACAAAAGGAAAAGAATATTTATCAAAGCCTTTCTCTTCTAACTTATCTAAAAGTTTAATATTGAAACGCCTCAAATCTTCATAAGCTTTTTGTCGTGTTTTCTCAAACCTACCTACCTCTTGTATTGTTACTTTACTTATCATGATAACTCCCTTCTAAAAGTTAATTAAGAACCTCTGTTTATCTAAGGCTCGTTTGGTGTACAAATAATTGTACCGCTTTTGCATAAATCTATCTAGTCGTTCAGACTGTTCGAAAGATTTAATTTGTTGTTGATATCTCCATGTAAATCGATTGAGAAAATCCAACTCGTGATCTAAGTCGATCACACGTTTACGTGATTTCATTTTATTACTTTCTTGACATCCCATTATAATGAGATAATATCCTTTGTCAAGAAAGGATTTTCATGTTTGTATTTTTATTTCGATTTGCGGGAATTATCGCTCTGATATTATTTCTGCTTCTGTTGTATTATCTTCAATAACTTCGTACTCACCATTGACAACTAGACCTTCTCGGAGCTCTTTCAATTTAGCTTCGAGTTCGGGTCTAGACATCTTATCTAAACTTCCCGTTACTACTTCTTTACGATCAATATATAATCCAACGGCTTGACCTCTACGATACTCAGCATTTATAGCCGCGGCATACTGACCGTTCTCAGCCGCCATATCTCTCAACCGTGCCATTTCTCTCATATGTTTTGTCACGTCCAATTTAGAAGCTTCAGCATATTCTCTCTGCTTCGTCTCAATTGCTTCTACAACCTTAGGATAGTATCTTGGATTTCTTAAATTACAGGCCGCGGTGGTAGCAGACTTTCCAGAATATCCCGCTTCTCTTGCGCATTCAGTCGGAGTTAACCGACCGTTAGACTTACAAAAGATATCTACAAAAGCTTGTTGTCTATTCGACAATCCTGATCTATTTCTAGGCATTTTTAGTTTTATACACTATTTTAAACCTTTTCAAAAGTCCTATATATATTTTAAATTCACTATATATATATAATATTTTCAATTCAGTACAGAAACCTCAGATAGAGATGGGATTGTATGGGAGAAAGGTTACGTGAGTTACGTCATGGTTACGTCTAAAAAAGGGTAAAAAGTAACCATTAAAGGTAGTGTTTTCAATGACTTATTGTAAAAGTTACGTGAGTTACGTCATTTTTGAAATAAATTTGGTTTTCATTTCTAAAAAAACTTTTTAAAAGTTCCATGTACCGTGATCCGCGTAACCCAACGCTCTAACTATTACACGCACGTAGTGATGGCCGACAGTGAAGAGCGTTGGTGTATATTGGCGTCCAAGTCTGGTTCCCGAGGCTTTGCGTCCTTTTGGCTACATCTTGGTTTCTGCATATAATTTTTCAGCAGACCAGCCACCAATATAAGTACATAGTCCCACATTCTTGAGACAAAGTCAATGGTCAAAACGGTCGCACCCGTAAGAATCTTTTTTCACGGCCTGCGTCAGAATGTACCTTTGACATTGTCCCATTAATATGAGACTATGGAATGTTACCGAAAGGATAAAGTAATGGACATCGGATATAAAAAAGACGGCAAGTTCTACAAATTAGTCGTGGGTAAATCCAAAGACAAAGATTTACCCGACGTTTATTTTGTTCAACTTTATGCGTTTGATGAGAAATTCACAAAACGCGAAATGTTAGTCAACGCAGTGGTTGATAGTGTCGATATATTGGGGGAAGAAAATGACAGAGCTTAAAGCAGTAATACGTTTTACCACGGCGTACGAAAAACTAGACAAAATAGAACAAGACGTGTCTGAAGTTAAAAAGTGGCTTCATGAAGACTGCATCGACAAAAATGCTAACGATCATATTGAGAAGTTAGAAAAGACGTTGCGGATGATTGACTCACACCAAGGTCTACTAGAATACGCCAAAGAAAAACACGGCGTAGACTTAGATGAGATCTGGGATAGTTACTACATTAACGAAAGGGGCTATAAACCCGAGGAGATATTGAAATGAACGATAAAAAATATACCGTCTGGATTTTGTGGGGTCTATTTCCAGAAGACGACGAACCCGAAAATTATCATTTTGACACTGAAATAGAATTGAAAGCATTCATCAAAGGTGTTGAGACGGGTATTGGTTGGCAAACCTGTTCTCATGTAATATCAAATACTAAACCAGATAAAACAAAGTTCGAGAATTACATAGAATGAAAGAAATAATTAAAGAACTCAGTATCTCGGTAGCATGTCTTCTGGACGATCTGGAAGACATCACCCAAGAGGATATTGAGCATATCCAAGACTTGGTAACTAAATTAGAAAATATTGTTGATCCGTGCGACAAGTTCAACCATTGAAATTATCGCGCGGGTCTATACATTAACAGTGTATCAACGTTTTAGCAGTGCGCTAAGACATAAAAGAAAGGAAGCCCTATGGCTCTTAAACACTATAAAGTGCGTGCCGAAATAGTACGCAAAACGACCGATCCATTCTTTAATCCAAAGAAACACGGATCTCAAACAATCACTTACTACAATTGTTTTTTTGACATCAACAATCTCATTCCTCGAATGATGGATATGCCGATTAAACCCGCCAATCCTCGTGATCACGAAAACTTACCAAACAAAGCCGTGATGCGCGATATTCGAGACGAATATCTTAATGATGTATCGATGTTTCATTTAAAAAATAGTGGAATTACGATGAACGTGCAGTATGTCGATGAAGTTGGGGACGGTATTTTAAATATTGCAGTCGATGAAAACGAAGAAAAACGTCATGGTATTTTAAATGGTGGAACAACATTTACTGTTCTCAAAAATGTCATCAAGGAACTACAAGAAGAGAACTACGATCTACCGAGAAACAAATATGTCAAAGTCGAACTACGGGTGGGTCTAGATCCTCAAATGGTGCCGAGTACCTCTGAAGGATTAAATACTCATGCGAGTGTGACCCGTGCTTCGTTGTTAACGTTGGAAAATAAATTCGACTTTATTCAAGATGTATTAAAAAACGAAATCTACGCCAATCAAATTAGTTATCGTCAATACGAAGACGGCGAACTAGACGTGACTAGACTACTTCAATACATGACCGTGTTTAATGTGAACTACTACAAACGCGAAAGTGATCGTCACCCCATTCGCGCATATACTAGTAAAACAAATTGTGTAAAATCTTTTGTGGATAAAGAAAAAGATTATCATGCGATGAAAAATATTATTCCTAATATTTTAGAATTAGTAGACATCATTCGTTCAAATGCGCACGAATGCTTAACAAATAAACGGTCTAGTAAATATGTCAAAGCGGCAAGAAACAAAAACGAATTTGTTTTAATGACTCAAGACAACATCATCAGTCATGATATTGCCGACGCGATGTTATTTCCAATTTTAGGAGCGTTTCGATCTTGTTTGATCAGTGACGAAGACTCATTGATTACTTGGAGAAGAACATTTGATGAAGTTGTCATGATGTTTGAAATCGTTGCACCCAAGATGTTCCGTAAGATTGATAAAATCTACAAAGAAGTGGGCGACGTTAATCAAGTCGGAAAGTTAAGTAGTACATGGGAAACCATGTATAACATTTTAGACGAACAAGTGACTAAACAACTACGTAAAGTCGCTTAAAAACCCATTTTAAGACCGCTGAGGGGGTGTTCATATGCCCCCTAGTGTCTTTATACCCCGTAATTACAGAGTTCTTCTGTGAAAATTAGGAAATTTACCTTCTTGCTTGTATGTCATGTAAGCGGCATACCAATCTTTCTTGTATTCCGACTGACAGAATTCTTTGAGTGTATCTTCTTTGTCATCGTTCTTAAAAAAATTTAAGAAATGGTTCATGGATCGTTTAGTTAAATTAAACATAATGGTTCTCCTTCATGTGACATTTTTATCCGACCCGTGATCCGTGTTCCATTGTTGATTTCGCACGACAGGTATGTTAGAATCCCATTAAGAAAGGATCATGAAATGAAAACGAATAATCGATACGGTAGAAATGGCAAACAATACGAGATCAAATTAAATTATAAAACGTTACAATATTTAAGTACCGTTCTGCATCAATACAAAGACGACGGTCTCAGGGACACCGCCGAAAAAAGATTGGCGCATGATCAATCCACCAAAGCGATTCGGCAGGGGATCGGTCAAGCGTATGAATATTTTTTATCAAAAGGAACGAAACCGCGAAACTATTATTTTAAAAGAGAGAGTGCATAATGGGAAAAGTAAAAGCGTTTTTCATGGACATGGAAGAAGATGCAAAGACCATGACAGAAAAAGATTTCGTTAATAAGTACGGCGAACAGTATCAATACATTTGGCGCAATGAACAGATATGGATTGAGTCGAAGAAAAATAAAAACGACGATCCTGAAGAAGGACATGAGATGTGGGAAGGCGGCGGATGAACTGTTGGCACTGTAACCACGAATTAATTTGGGGCGGCGATCACGACATCGACGAAGAGAGTGAAGAGTATCTGATCGTGACAAATTTAAGTTGTCCCAAATGTCAAAGCTTCGTTGAAGTATATTATCCAAAGGAAAAAGATGAAGGACAAGATTAACCCCAATTACTACCGTGGTAAAATAGAAGTCGCGGACTTTATCCGTGAATATCAATTAGATTACTTTGAAGGTAACGTTGTCAAATACATTTCACGGTGGCGAAAAAAGAATGGCATTGAAGATTTAAAGAAAGCACAATGGTATCTGAATTATTTAATTAAGTCGCAAGAGAATTAACGATCGTACAAAGGTCGGTCAACAATACCGCCCGCGGCTTTCATGAGGGTAGATTGTTCATCCTTACCTTTTCTCGCACCTGATACTCTAAACCCACCTACCTTAGTTGCGCCTGTGTATTCTTGAATAGCATTTTTAATTTCTTTATACTCTTGAGGACTAAAAGAACCATCAACAGCACTTAATTGATCAACAAAAGCAACACCCTTATTCGTTAAATATCCATACGCGTAACCTTGCGAACCATCCTTACTTTTAAACCCAACACTAAAACGAGGATCATCACCATGCCCTTCAATAGGTTTAGGATCACCAAATATTTCTGATTGTGTTCGATTAGACTCTGCGTTGTAAGTAGAATACTTAAGATAGGTTTCTATATCCTTACCCATTTCTAAATCTCTAGCTTTTCGATCTGCAAAATTTACCACAACGTCAGAATTAGTGCTAATTATTTCAGAAGTGTCTTGAGAATTATCATTTTTCGCATTAACTCTATCTAATAATTTTTGAGTTCTTTCTGTAGGTTTATTATTTTCTATGGCTTGATTTTGATAACCACTTTTTTTACCTAAATTATAAGGAATATCATATTGATTAATATTTTTCTTTTCAAATTGATCATATGTTAAATCAATGACTTCGTTAGTATTAGGATTGATTAAATAATGATGTGTTTCACCCTGTTTTAAGGCTTCGGGAAACTCTTTATGAGTCAACATACGAGGAACATAACCACTGTCTTTACCACCTAATTCAAAATAAGCGGCCTGTGTTGTAATAAAACAATGCCCTGTTGTATCACCTGCCTTACATGGTACATCTTTTTTATAATCCTTACCTAAAAGATCGGATGTTAAATGTTTGTTAATAGTTTTCGCGAGATCAAATTGTTTGACATCTACGGCACCGCCATCAACAAAGAACTTTGTTTCATTAGCAAAAGTAATGTTGTCATAAACTGGATGAACTTTATTACCCATTTTTATCTCACCCACTTGGTCACCTAAGATCATGTGTTTAGCCTTACTTGTTGGCTTTAATCTAGGTTCACTTTTCTCATTAGGATAATAAGCCATATCAACAGGAAGATTAAAATCTGTTCCTAAGGAATAATGGTGAGTACCTTTATAAACATTAGAAACAATAGTCGGAGTATTTTGTAATACATCCTTACCAATTTTTTCATTAAATACTTTTGTTTCGTCGAACTGATAACCTTCTGGTTCTTTGACCCATTCCCAGTTCTTCATCATATTACCGTCTTTATACAAGGGATATTTTTTATTGAGATTGACTCTCACTATTGTGGCTCCTTTTGGTGCAGAGTCTAAATAAGATTCATCATCCAAGGTTTGATTAGCGACTTGTAAACTACCTTTATCATAAGTGTCACTAATTCTTATTTGAGCTTTTTCAAATTCTTGACCTGTGATGTCACTGACATTTCCCTCACTGTCAGTCGCGCGATAGAAGTTTTCTTTTTGATTAAACATACCTGCCAGTTTTTGAGGAACAGGGAATACATCTAAAGTTTTATCATCCTCATCAAAATCTACGGTGAGAATTGTAGCTTTAGGAGCCGTTGTTTCAGTGAAACCAATGTCACCTACATTTACTTTTTGTTCTTCTTGTTCCGTGAACGGTGGTAATTGAGCTATGCCTTCTGATTCACTAAATCCTCTATCTTTCATTACTCCTTCAACTTGATCAAATAAAACAGGATCAAAGTCTCTTAATTTTTCTGCTTCTTTTTTAATGTCAAAAGGATCTTCGACAGTGATCAATCGATCAGAAAGTTTCGATAATCCAGATCCCATACCTGTCGCGGCTTTAAATACTTCTTCAATACCCTCGGGCTTCTCTGATCCCATATACGCGGCTCCCCCTAATATGGGAACTAAGGAGCCTAAACCACTAAGAACTTGCGCAACCATGCGCACAATATAACTTATTTTAGCGCGTTTTTAAATTCTTGAATTACTCGGTCGGGGTTTTTTAGGTATTTACGACTGCAAATATGAACCTCATCTCGCTCATTCATTAAAACAAACCACCGATCAAGGTGTTTCCACTTCTCTCGATTAGTAATTTTAGGAGGGGCATGGCGTCGTTCACCCATACTTTTGGTTCCTTTACAATCAACAAAAATTGATTTTCCTGTTTCAATATTCACGACAACAAGATCAATTGGCCCGAGTTCCGTGGAGCTTGTATAGACGACATAGTTTGGATCTAAATCTTCCAAGAACTGCGTAATCATTCGCTCTACTTTTCTACCAAATTTATGTCGGGGTTCTAGTAACGGCACCGTTGGTCAGTCTTGACTCGTCTAGGAAAATGCAATACGGAGGAAAGGATACCTAGACTTGGGATAGCTCGAACAACGGTGCCATATGGGAGGGATAAAGTAAGGAGTGAGCTATCCAAACTTTTAAAACTCTTTTTCTTCTATAAAAAATTTGGGGTCATGATCATTAATTTGTACTTTTTTTTCAGTTAACCATCCTTCAATAACTTTAATTGAGTCTTCTAAGTTCTCGCCGATATCATATCGAGCGTAGGTGATTAGATCACTGATGGCTTTCTTCAACTCGGGATTCATGGTGGGCTCCATTCGGTTTGGGCGTAACGCCATTGATTCTCTCATATTCACTATCTATTAAATAACGAATAAACGATCCCATGGACATATATCTTTCTTTCGCCATAGGCGCAGCTTTTTTATAACTTTCTAATCGGACTGCAACCGACTTATATTTTGCGGTATTCATGGGATAATCTTATAAAATTATTAATACTTTTGCAACTAAATAAGATACAATATTTAACATGAAAATCTTTCTCGTTTTAATTATGTGTTTACAGAATCCAACATTACCTTTAAATAAAACGTGCGTTGCATTACCTACACAAGAAACATTTCAAACAGTCAACGATTGTCTGTTCTTTCTTGATGATGTCAAAAGACAATTGTATCGTCCCGATGTGTATATAACAGGTTTCTGTACAGCAAAAGATATTATTTAGGAATCATCTTTTTATAAGGTTCTGCGTCACCATTCTTCGCAACATACCATGTATACTCAGTGCTTGAGTTTACCCATATCTCATTAGATACATTTAATTTTGTAAAAGAATCAGTGACAGCTTGTTTAACACTTTCCCAATTGTAATCATCACCGATCATTACACCGTCGGGTTTTAACTTTGGCCACCAATTTAAAACATCATCCTTAACTTCATCATAGGTATGAGCACCGTCGACACTGATTGCATCAAGTGAGCCATCTTCAAAACGATCTAAGAACTCTTGATTATCACTGCGTCCTTGTAAAGGAATAACCATTTCTCTTCCAATAAAAAATTGTAAGTTCTCACGAAAAGTTTCATACATTCTAGATAAATCGATGTGAGCATGTTCTTTACCACTACCTTCCCATGTATCAATACAATATATTTTTACATTTTCCTTGTTCGCGTTCCAAAAAGATGTTGCCAAGAAACTTGTAGAGCGACCCATAAAGGATCCGATTTCCACGATCTTAGACTTGTCGGGTAAGTTACTAGCTAATTGAGCATACGAGTCTTGGTAATTAAACCAGCCCGGTATTCTATGATAAGTTAACTCCATTCTATATCTCCTACGTGATTCATAATTAAATCCACTCCTTCTTCTCTTTCTCTTAATTGTTCTTCGTACTCCTCAAAATATCGTTTTAAGTTTCCCGTAAACTTTTCTTTGACCTCTGGATCCATCATCTGTTCATAAAAAAAATCACTGTTGGTAAGAAAGGTACAGTCTGATGATAAGAATCTTTGTTCTTCTTCGTTTTTTCTAATGGGAATTATAATCTGAACAAATTCATGAAAGCCATCCTCATCGGGATAGCTTCTCTTTCTTCTTTCTTTCTCGAAATCAATAATCACTACTCGACAGATTGTTCTTGATATATTCCCTTTAGTTTAAAAATCTCTTGTCTCATCTCTTGTTTATCATCACATAGTTCTTCAATTTTTTTCAACGCTAAGTTATACGTTTCTTGCAGAGACTTCAGTGCCTTCTCTAAATCATGTATTTGTTCCATAATATACTCCTATTTATTTTCTTGCTTTGCCATATCCGCGTTTCGCGAGACGGCCAGCGTGTTTTATTTTCTTGTTTTTCTTTGGGGAAATTATTTTATTACCCTTTTTTCTTTTGTTGACGGCTCCACCTGTGGAACCTTTAGAAATATCAACACCTTCTTGCTTATTTTTTTGCTTGTCTTGATATAAATTTTCTAAAATCTCTCTAAATTTCTTTCTTTGGGAATCATTCATCTCTTCTTTGTCGACGCCAATAATATTTTCAGCTTGATCAATAAGATCACTTCCATATTTTAAGCTACCGCCAAAGTCTTTTATCTTGTCTAATAAACCCATAACGACCCTTATATACTACTCATCTTTCAAGTTCAATTCTTTTATCTGACCCCAGTTAGGCCCTACTTCAACGTCAACCTTTGATTTTACCCTAAGTTCGACAC